GGCGAATTGCCATTCGCCCCTACGGCGGGTGTATTTTTTTCTTCTTTTGCCATTTTTATTAGGTGTTAGGGGTTAGAGGATAGGGGTCAGGGGGTGAACCCTGACCCCGAAACCTTATTAAGCTAATACGAGGTTAGGGTAGAACAACTTGTTTTGCTCATCGTTGTTCAATCCTCGTTTTTTCTGAGCATCGTTGGTTTCCACGAATAGGTATTGGTTTACGGCAAAGTCGTAGCCCAAGTGCCATTCGGAGAATATTTTCACGAGGTAATCTTGCACCTGTACATCGTTGATACGCGCAGGGTTATCTACGCGGTCGTATAGGCGGAAGAGGTTACCGTCTACCCAAGCGATGATACGCCCAGCTTTCAATCCTGGTACACCTACCAAGTCACGTCCATATTTGGTTTTTCCACGTTGCGGATCGTTGAAGTCGATGTATTGGTTAGCAGGCGTTTCGCGTAGCTCTACATAGTCGTTGAACTCTTCGAGAGAGATAAAGAGTGTTTTCACTTTCACGCCCCCTGGCAAGCCTTTTTCGAACTTAGTAACGCGGTCTACAATACTTGTTACCCCTGCATCTACAGGAATGTGGAAAACAGGGTTGCTTGTATCGGCAACGGCGCGGTTCACTACTTCGTTAAGTCCGTCCATTGTTTTTGTATAGTCGGGGGTAGTACTGCCTACTTGAGTGGCATCGTACTTGCCCGTAATACTAATGATGTCGAGGTCGGAAATCACTTTTTTGGTGATAAGCCCCATAATGAACTGACTGATAGGCATTTCATTGGGTTTTTTGTCCTCTTCGTACATAGCTTCTTCCCAACTGCCAACGATGTCGTTAGGGTTGATAGGGAAGTTGATTTTCTGACGGAAGTTTTTCAAAAGTTTCTTTTTGAAAGACACTTCGCCAGCACCCGTCCACTTGTCGGAAAAGGCTTGCACTACATTGCTGATGAATACAGCAGGTATATGCCATTCACCTTTTACTTTGCTCAGTGGTTTGGCGTAGCGGTTTAGCAGGATTTCTTTAGAGAGTATCGCTGCTTGGAGTTCGGTAGGACGGGCGTTGCCGTAACGTACGAGCTCTTTTGCAATTTCAGTAGCTTTAATTGTATTTCCCATATTTTTAATTTACTAATTTGCTAATTGATTGTGTGCATCGTTCATATCTACAATGCCATCGAACTCTCCTTTTACCTCTTCTTCTTTGCCGTCATTGGCTGGCAATGAGTGAGCGGGGCGATTGTTGAGTTCGGTTTTGAGGCTCTCGGTTTCGGCAGTAAGAGCGGTTACTTGCGCGGCGAGGGCTTCTTTTTCAGCGGTAAGGGCTGTTTTCTCAGCCAATAGCTTTTCGTTGTTGGCTTTCAGCTCTGCCATAAGCTGCTCAAGAGCGGTGTTGTCGGCAGCGGTTTCGGCAGCTGCTAAGGCGGCTTCAATCTTGTCGAGCTGCGATTCTTTGAGTTCGACAAATTTTTCAATCCCAAATAAGGAGCTTTTTAGTTCGATACTGGCGAGTGCCAATACAGCGGCGATTTTTGCGTATTTCATTCTTTTTATAGATAAGAGGTAAGAGGTAAAAGGCAAGAGCCGATTACGCCTTACAGATTAAACTTTTTCTAATTGACTAATTGGCTAATAACCTCATTGAGAGTCATTACCTCGTCGATAAGTCCTAATGATTTGGCTTTTTTAGCACTGTAGGTGTTGCCTTTGAATACTTCTTCTTTGGCATCGGGGCGGTAGGCTTTTACGCTGCTAATAAAGCGGGCGTTGGCTTCTGAAAGCATCTGCATTATAGCCTTTTCGTTACCTTCTTTAAGGTCGCGCCAAGCCTTGTTTTTTTCGGTGCTTTCGGGAGCGTAGAGTTCGTGGACTTTCACACCGTACTTTTCTAAAAGGGGTGCAAAATCTTGGAAACTCAACATCGTACCTATACTGCCAATGGCATCAGCAAAGGGGGCGGCGACTACCTTGTCGCAAGCACTGGCAATCCAATAGGCGGCACTGCACATATAACCGCCTGTATAGGCGACGGTAGGTTTTTGCAAACTGCGAATAACGCTGGCAAGCTCCTCAGTACCTGAAACCATTCCGCCCCCGCTATCAATGTCCAGCACGATAGCGGTAACGGCTTGGTGCGATTCCAGAGCTTCTAACAGTGAAATTATATATTGGGTGCCGATATATCCGTAAGAGGTGTATTTGACGATGGGCTGTTTGAGTTCAACCACTACGGGGAAGCTGTCACGCCCTTGTTGCAAAGAGGCGTTGCGCTGCTCAAAATCATAGCGATAATACTCTTCATACCAATGCGAACTCTCTAACCCTACCTTGCCCTTGCGATAGGCTAAGAGGAGTTCGGGGAATATTCCAGTGAGGTAATTATAATTAATAGAGAATAGCATATTTTAGGTGTTAGGGGTTAGAGTCTGAACACTGATGACGATGCAAAATTATTGCAAAGGCGGTGTAAAGAAAAGGACACGGAATTTTTCGGTTATCTTACTGATATTAGGGAAGATGATAGTTTGCCCTGTAAGGGTTACTATATAGCTGTCGGTGCCCTTGCCATTGTCGGCTATGTTATCGTCGATAGTGAAACTGAAAGGCTCGCGGGCGTTGCCTACTACCAACATTTCCTGCTCGGATACCAGGGCAACCACATAACGGCGTTGCTTGTGAAAGCCGATGAGCTTCTTGCGGGTGTCCTTAGACAAATCATAAATGGGCAAGGAGACTTGTATATCGAAGTAATCGTTGTGGTTTTGCTGTTTGATGCTCACCTTGCGGTTATAAGGCGCGGGGTTATGCAGATCGATACGCAACAGATAGCTATTTTCATTGGGGGTAAGAGCGCGCATATTCTGATTGAAACTGAAAGAATTAGCCTCAAACAAGAGCACGTGCGATATTTCGCGCGTAAAGGATTCGGGGAGGTTGCAGAGTTCCATATTAATTTGGTGCGAGCCGCACGGGCTATTTATCAATTTGATGCAAAAGTAGGGCGGTTAGGAGTACTAAGAAAGGACGGTTGGGAGGTAAGAGATAAGAGGTAAAAGCTAACGGGAGGCGTTGTGTGGTAAGGGTTTGCGGGGTGTTTTAGGGGGGGGTGGCTGTATGTTGCCTGTATGGTGGCTGTATGGTGGCTGTAGTGAAGCTAAGGGAGGGCTGTGGGGTGGCTGTGGGGTAATAAAAAAGGTAAAAGACTGTTTGTTAGCCTTTTACCTTTTGTTTTTAGTAAGGGACAGGTTTAGAAGTTTTTTATTCCAATTTTTCTATATTTCTCAGTTTTTCGAGGTAGAAATCGTGTATTCGTTGGAAGTCTTCATCGGTAAACTTGTTATCTCTGAGTCTCATTCGCTTGTGTGTCGCTGCTGATGTACTCTTCTGAATTGCTCTTGCTACCTTGCTATCGGATAGTTCTAATTGCTGAATGATGTATATTACTTTTTCGTGTGGTGTCATTGTTGTTCTTGTGTTATCATATTAGTGTTATACCATTGCCACGCTTCATCTAAGAATTGTGTTTCGGATATTTCAGGGGCTAATTCCCCTCCTGTTATCTTTACATTATTCTGAATTATTATGAGGTTGAACTTCTCATATTCATTGAATACGTATAACTTCTGAGGCTTGCTCTTTAATTCTTTGTTAAAAACTATCTGCTGTGTGCGCTCTCTAATTACCAATATCAGAGATAAGTAGAGAGGAGAGTAGATAAAGTGAAAACCATTAGGCAAATGCTCATGCTCTGGCTGTAATGCCAATAAGAATTTAGGCATTTTTAGTTCAAAAAGTTTGTCATTATCCATATATTTTGTATTTTTGTCCCTCATTTCTAAGGGTTTTAAATCGTTAGACTTGTTTTAATTTTACAAAGTAAAGCCCCTAATGTAATGTTAGGGGCTTTTAATTTATCTAATAAAGCGATATTTAGGCAAGAAATTGCGACTCCCCCCTATTTTGAATTTACTAACCATTTCGCCATAATAGTTAATAGGTTCATCAAGGCTAATTGTGGTAACATTACGCCCATTGTAATCGTATTGGTGCGCACTGTAACCTACTGACATATTGGGTAATCGCCATACCCCCCAATTCATAGAATTAAGATAATACAATATTCTACTGAGGTTATCTACATTAGCCTCGAATACTTTACCCTCTTTAATTTCATTTTCAAGAGCACGAAAGTCAGCTTCTAAATCTTTCTTTTCTTTCTCATTCTGAATTTTCTCTGCTTCGTGTTTTCTCTTGCAGAAATTGCAGAATTTAGTGTACGCTTCATTTAGATTTTCGTCGGTAATTTGACCATCTACATCAATGAATGTTAAAAAATATGGTTTTTCGGTGAAATTTTGTTCCTCTACCTTTTCATAAGGCACTTCATTAACTTGTGGGTAACCTTGCTCTTTCTTTTTGAAAGTAACATTACCTGCTACAATGTAGGTGTAGCTATTTGTTGTGTAAAATTCTAATTTCATCGTTATAAGTGTTTAAATGTTAATATTGTTTATTATCGATGAGAAATATCAATCATATAAAACTGCTCTTCACCGCCTTGACGGTCTGCTATACCTACAATCTCTACTGTATAGGTTTCATCATATCGAGCATACCCCTCAAACTCTTCACCTTTAACGATGAACGTTTCGATTCGTTCAGGTGTATCTAATGCTCTTAACTCTAACAAATCATCACGATCTTCAATTGATTCGTTATACAATGCTTCTGCTTCTTCGATACTATCAACATAGTTATAATATCTGTAGTTTTCTTTTACAAATTCAACGATTGCCTCGTTACTAATTGTTTCAGTGGTGAAATTGTTGTCATTCACCCATTCTTGTAAGCCTAATGTTTTGTCTGTTGTTGTCATTTTCTTTGAGTGTTTAAATTGTTAATAATTGTTCTTGTTTTAATTTTACATTGCAAAGATACTGTAACTATTTTAATTACGCAAGTATTTCACTTGCTTTTTTATTTTATTTTGTTTAAAATATAACAAAGGTTTGTAAGTGTGTATTTATTAGTTAGTTACAAGATTGTTATTTTTAAATAAAAAAAGGCAAAAGGTAGTGTTATACCCTTTGCCTTGGTGAGTTACTCGTTTTCGTTTATAGGCTGCTCTATCTCATACGTTATAGGTATTCCTATTTCGGTAGCGATGTAATGCTCGATACGCGCGCCCTTGCTGTCTTGCCAGCCTTGTAGCATATAGATAGCCTTGCATTGTAGCAGGGTGGCAATATCTTTGACTATATGCGCTTCCCAAGTGTCGTGCTCTGATAATCCGTTTTCTAAGGGGTTCACGGGTTCATAGCCTAATCTTTTCATTGCTTTGGCTACGGAGGCAAAGCGTTTGCGGGTTTCGGTGAGGTCTGTACCGCTGATTTTTCCTGAGATGTAGATTTTCATTCTTGTTCACTTCTATAGATTTCAATTAGTTTGTACACAAGTGCTTCTTGGGCTTGTTCGTAAGTCTTATAGAGAAAAACATCCGCATATTCATCTAATATTTCAAATGAAAAACCTTTATTGTTCTTATCTCTATAACGATAGGATACAAGCCCTACAAGATTCTTTTTTCTAAACCACGCTAAGACATCTGTCCAAGTGGGGATAATTGCAATCTTGTCAAGTAAATTCTTGTCAAGTGTTTTGTATGTTAAATTTTTAATTTCACTACAAAACACTACGTTATAACCTTTATTGCAGTACTGAACAAGGAAGGGCTCAATTAATTGTGTGTAATCAATAGCAAATGTACAAGGCTCATCAAAACCTATTTCTTTAAGTTCTTGGGCTATATCCAAAGGTACAAGCCAATTGGGGTAATTCAATTTATTATTCATATCTTTATCCTTTAAATAAGTACATTGACCAACTTATAGCAACCTCTTCATTGCGATTGTCTAATTCTTTTAGTAAACTATTTATTTCTTTATCCTCACTAAGTTCAGAAGGAATTTGTAAATAGAGTTTTTTCATTATTTCATTATGAAATTTTGTGTGTTTTTCAACCTCTGAAAGGTGTGTTAGAGCCTCTTTTAGACACTTCAAGAGTTCTTGTTTATTCATCTTTGATAAATTTTCTATTAATAATTCTTCCAGTTCTGTTTTTGATTTCTTGATAAGCGATATTCAGACAATCTACTAAGGTTGTTCCTTTAAGTAGTTTAGTAAAGCCATTGAGATGTTTAACAAAGTAGATCATAGCTTCATAAACAAAGTCTACATCGTCATTATACTTTGTCTTATTACACTCAAATTTGAAAAGATCAATAAGCGTACTATTTACTGAGAATGATTGTTTTAAACAAGTATCCTCTATAATAGGTAGTAATGATAATCCATTTAGAAATACATTGTTAAAATTCTCATTCTTAAAATAACAGTAGTTAATTAGGGTTACAAGGATATCGCCAATAGCGTCTTGGATGGCTGGCTTGTCATTGTCATAACACGCTTTGATAAGTTCTCCGACTTCCTCGTGGGTTTTGAGGAGTTCATCAAATGGTGTTAGTTGCTCATAAATTTCTCTTTCTTTTGCCCACTGATGAATGAGTGGTACGAGTTCTTGGATTGTTTTCATTGTTTCTATTTAAATTTACAAAATTGTTATTGTAGTAGGTATTTGTTATTGTAAAACCTCTACTTTCTTCTAATATTTCTGAGATAGATTTTCCTATTTTTTGTTTTTCTGTTATATCTTTTAATACAGATTCTTTGATTTTTTCTACCATTAAAGTATTTTCCATTGTCTAATCTTCTTCTTTATAGTTTAACAATTCGGGGTTTTCATATTGGTTTCCAATAACTTTTGCGCGTTGCAAACACGAACGCCAAGCCTCTTCGTGAAGATTGTAATACCCATTGATGTTGCCTACATTTTTGGCATCGATACGGCAGAATGCCATACATTCCTCTCGGTACACAATAAGGCTGTAACCCCCATAATCGTGGGCAAGAATGTCGCCCTCATAGATTTCAGTGCCATTTTTGTCGTGTTGTCCTGTAAATAGACTTATTGAGTCTTCATTTACTGCGTAATCATCAATAGCATACTCATCGTGAAGTTCGTAATAATGTAAATAACCATATACGAAATCATTAAGAGCCATACTAAATCCTCTAAATTAGATTGTTTTCATTTTCTTTGTGATTTTAATGTTATTAGTTAATTTCTACTTCGTATTCCCAGTAGAGGGCATCTTCCTCACTTATATTATCACTGAGCCAGTTAAAAGCTTCAGGAAATTTGTTTATTTCACTATCACAAATGGAAAATCCATAATCTGCCATTTGTTCTAATTGTTTGGCTACCTCTTCAGGTACTTCTACATCTGATAAACCTACAGAGTAGGTTACTTTTACGGTTAAATCTTTGATTGTTTTCATTAGTTGATATTTTTAGTGTTAATAATCTTACCTAAATATAGCACGAAGTACTTTTTGTTGGCTTCTGCGCCCCATTCGGGGTTGCCAGTGCCAAAGCGTATAGCTTTTAATTCTATGGTGAGGCTTGGAGCATCACGTGCATAACCATTGCGAAAGACGGCAGTGTCGTACTCTCGTCCAATAAGACGAAGGTTGTAATACGGCTTGATGTCGCGATACTCTTCTGTTTTCTCCCCCGATAGTATCATATCAAACCATTTCTTTTTGATGGTGAGGTGTAGGGTGTTATTCATTATTTTAATAATAATCGTTTTTGAATTTCTTCTTTTTTTCGATTGAAATCCTTGCGAATGGTATCGTAAGGCAAATCATTTTCTTCGATATTGTAGGACCTTAATATGTTAATGATAGTAAACTTATAAGGTATACTATAATAATAGTGGTTCATTACTGCGGTACGAAATAGTTCTCTGCGAAAATGACTATCTACGAACTTCACTATTAGTGCGTTTTGTTGTGGCAAGATTATCGCCCCACGCTTCTCGTAATTACTTGTATTAATAGTAAGTTGATAGGTTTGCGACAATTCTTTTTTAGCGCGGTACTGGTACTCCGATAGGTTGCTTTTGCGCTGCAGTACGTTGAGGATATAGATACCTATTTCGTCATTGGCTTTTGGAGCATACGGCTCACCATAGAGCGTACGCATATACTTAATAAGGTAATTGGGTAGTTTTAAGGTGATGTTAAGCATTTCTTTCATTGTTTTATGGTTATCATTTCATCGTTATAATAGTACTCAATAGCGGTATTCTTCTCTACAAATTTTTCTAACTCATTGATGTCTTTAGTATATACCGTATATAGGTAGGGGACAAAGTCTTTCAATTTTGTAACCCCGCTAATAGAGCATAAACCCACTAAATGCTGGTGCCAATAGAGGGCAGCTATATAGGCATTACTTTTCTTAAAATGCGTAATGATAGGCTCAATACATAGCAGCGACTTACTGATGAAGTACTCTTTTTTCTTTTTTCTACCCTCATCATTCGTTACTCGTAATTCTTCATTCATTAAGAATTTTCCCCAACTATCATTGGCATAAGTAATAGTAGGGTTGATACAGTGATATAACGGAAAGTCGCTTTTCTGCTCAGGGAATATATCGTATAAAAATTTAAGATATTCCAACAAGTCAAGCGGAGTTCCCGCAGGTAATAGTCCGCCGACTAAAGAGCCTTCACGATAGAGCCCACTCACCACACAATTAGTCTTGTGGAGATAGGAAGACTCTACCTTTATATTCGTCAGCATTTTAAAGAAGTATTCCATTTGTTTATGGTTTAAGGGTTATGTATTATATGTAGTATAGATTTTACCTATAACTAAAAAAGGGATTTTCTCCATTTTTTTTGAAAAAAAGTAACTTTTTTCCAAAAAGGGGTATTTTTTTTCCTACATTTCCGACAAATCCTACAAAGAGTATAAAACACTATTTTTCAGCTTATTGTACCTTGTAATAATCATCCCTTTTGAGAAATCTTGTAGGATTTTGTAGGAAAACAATAAAACTTTCCGACACTTTCCGACATTTCCGACACGCTTTCCGACACAATTTTACTACTTAATAATTTGATTTTTAAATAAATAAGTCTTTGTCGGAAATGTCGGAAAAAAAAACAGGGGTTTTTAGTAAAAAATTGCGCTTTGTAAAAAAATAAATCAATATGGCAAATCATCTTCATCTACTATTGCATCTGGAATGTTACTATTATTATAGGTAGTCTTAGGTTTTCGTATACGTTGTAATTCTATTTCTGCCATTAGTTCTTCTTTTATATTTACCTTATTTAAGTCGATAAGAAAGGCACTGGTATTACAATTAATTTCCATATTGATACGAATACTCTTCACCTCATCTTTATAGGCTTCACATTCTTTTATAAGTTTTCTCATTTCTGCTTTTGAGGGTGCTGATTCACGATTTTGTACAAACCATTGCCTCTGAATGATACTAAATACAGTAGTGAAATTAAATTTTAGTAATCCTCCTTCCTCTCTTATATTTACATCTATCCTCAGTGTCTCTCCCTGAGTTAAGCGCATACACGATAGGAAACAATCCCAAAACTTATTGATAGGCGAATCTGTATCAAGTTTTCGACGTTGATTTTCTACTATCTTTTCAAAGTGATCTATCATATCTGCTTTTCCAAAAGGAAAGAACTGTTGCGACTCGAATATATTATATATAGTGTGCAACACGGCTAAATTGTCAATAATACGAGTAGGTACATTCTGCAATTTTTCTAACTTACCTAAAGCAATTTTATTCACGCGATAAGTGTCGAGAAAACGTTCTTCAAAAAGAGTACGCTGGTTGATAAAAGTATTAGATATGCCCGAAATACCTTTGCGAACAATATCTTTCAGTTTATCATATTCTTTTTTCTCTTCTTCACTAAATTCCCTGCTCTCCATTTCTTCCCAAATGAGTCGAGAGATAAGTGCTTCAGCACTGGGGTAATCATTACCTGTAAGTATAGTAGAACTGATGATAGGTACTTCATCTACGGCTACCTTGCTTTCTATAGAGCCACGTTTGTACCCACGTCTATCCCATAAACCTTTGATGATACCATCTACTTGTGGGTTTCCTCTCTTGTATTCCGATAGTTGCGATATACCATTGCTAAATTGTGCAAACTCTCGTATCTGTGCTTTGATAGTAGAAGCTGCTCCCTCCAATTGTATAGCGGTTTGAGGAACTCCCATAAACGATTGTATAGCTTCGCATATATTATCTTTACCAGTTGAAGCTGGTCCAAAATAGAATAGTATAGGAAAGAATCCTGTACAACTCACGACTATGTCTTGAAATAACGAACCTATACCGAAAAGAATACCCGTAATAGCATATCCTCGATGTACTTTATATACTTGTCGAAAATAGTTGTGAATACTCATTTGAGTATCAAATGATTTGAATTTCTTTTGTGCTCCATATTTATAGATATTCTTATCATAGCTTCTATTTGCAGAAGGAATGTAATAGCTTTCGTTTTTAAGTTTAAAAAGTCCTTCTTTATTGATAAGTTCTTCACGTTCCCCTGGTATCACTATCTTATTATTCCATACCCAAAAGCCTTCAGGTTGCCAGCCTAATACATCAATTTTTCTTCCGTTACCCATACGGTCAAACAAATAGCGCAAGAGACGTTCGTGTTGTGCAGCTGTACCTGAGAATGAAAAATTACCATAAGAAGTAACCACATTCTTAAATGAAGGGAGGGTGTTTATTTTATCAGAAATTACATCGAAAATCTTCTCAGTGTTATGTACATTACATATACGTATAAGTTTCATTGGAAACTGTTCATCTTGCATGTGCTGCACTATTTCAATTGAGAAATTGGAAATCGACATAAAGTATTCTTTACCCTCTTTGCCCGCTGATGTATAGATGCGGTTATGGTGCTGAAAAAGTCCGTATTCTATAATTTCATTCTTATATAGGTAAGGGTTTTCTACTTCATCAGGAAAGAGATAGAAGTCGAGAGAACCGTCGCCGTCGCCTACTGGTCTACTAAGGTTAGAGTTCTTTTCTCCCATATCAATAATTATCTCTGGTGTCTTGAGATATTGCTTTTCAACCTTCTCAGATTTTGAAGCTATCTTAATTTTAAACAACTCTTTGAGCTGCTCAGTGTATGCCTCGCGGGTAGTATCATCGGGAATACAGCCTACGAGTTTGCCAGCCAATTCGGTGAGGTTCTTTTTATCTTCGGGCAATAGTAATGGCTTTTTTCTTTCTCCGTGTTTTTCAGTATAGCGATCGAGTGCTGCGCGGTAGGCTTCGCCTATAAGGTGCAATATAGCATCGTTGCGCGAGTATTTGATAAGTTCTACCGCATTGGGGCGTTGCCCTATACTGTCAGGGTCTTCTTTGTCTTCCGACGGGAATACCACTAATTCGGCAAACAAACCCGCTTGCAGTATCAGCTGTAAATCACGCTCGGCAGCCGTTTGCCCTGCGCTATCGCTATCGCGGAAGATAATCACCTTGCGGCAAAGTTTCTTCAGCTGTGCCAAGTGTTGTGGCGTGAGAGCCGTGCCCAAGGTAGCAACAGTATTGGCAAACCCTATCTGATGCATACGCATTACATCGGTATAGCCTTCTACTAAATACACCTCTCCTGTATTGGCAATGGTATTACGCGCCAAATGGAAGCCGTACAGCAAGTTGGATTTATCGAATAAATCAGACTCAGCACTATTGATATACTTAGGTTGCTTCTTATCGTTAGTAAGTATTCTGCCCCCAAAGCCTACACAATGCCCATACTTGTCGGCTATAGGGAAGATAATACGCCCCTTAAAGAAGTCGTAATAGTTGCCTTGGTTATTCTTGCGCAACAGTCCTAATGCTTCGCCATCGCTCACGATAGCCTGCTCTTTGAAAGCCTCGTACAAGCCTGCCAAGGCATAACCAATACCGAAGTTATCGACAATCTCATCGGTAAAATTACGGCTAAGCATATAGCGTTTGGCTTCGCTCTCAGGAGGCAAACTCACGAAATTCTGACGGTATATTTCGGCTGTTTTCTTGAGTATTTGTGTAAGGCTTTGCTTTTGGGCGCGCTTTTCTTTTTGCTCGTCGGTTTCCTTTTCGTATTCTATAGTAACATTGAGGGTTTCGCAGGCGATTTTTACCGCCTCGAGGAAATCAACTCCCTTATAGGCTTGGATAAAGTCAATAATGCTCGTACCTCCTTTGCCCGAACCGAAGTCTTTCCATATATTTTTTACATTGGAAACCTTGAAGCTGGGGGTGCGTTCGTTTTTGAAAGGCGAGCACCCCTCCGCCGTTCCGTTGTTACGTATCTTATACGAAGCATCGGTATACACCCTGCCAATGGCTTGACAAAGGTCGGCTTCGTATAATTTATCTATGACTGATGATTTTATCATAATCAGTTCCTTTCTTTAAAAAGTTTATTGAATTGCTCTTTTCCCATTTTTCCAATAGCTTCTGCTACATTAGAGTAGCCGAGTTTTTTAGCAAAAGAACTCTTTTGATCATATAAGTCACCTAACAATTTCGGACTACAGTCTTTCATTGTTAAAGGTACTATGCCAGAGTCTTGCATTTGTTTAATTCCTTGAAGCTGTATCTTGGCAGAATTGATAATGGTATTAGCAACATTAGTCATCGCTTGTGCTTTTGAAGTATCAACGCGCTCCTCTTTGATATCGTCTAAGAGTTTGAATAAGGTTTCGTTTAAGTCGTCTAAGTTCATTTTGTTAGCTGTTTTTTTATTTTAGAAATTTGTTTTATAGCTGTTTTTAACTCATTAGGATAACGGTGAATAGTATTTTTTTGCATAAGTTCTTCATTGCTCACACACACCAAATTTTCCAAACAGCAATCGAGCGTATTCCCATTCTTAAAAATGATGTTATACCCTTTAGGTATTGTTCCGTGTGCTTGCTCCCATAGATAACGGTGCTTAGGTATTGCTTTTCTCGCTCCTGGTATCTTTATATAGATGTAAGAAATACCTTTTTCATTGCGAATCACCTCAGTATAATCAGTGAGGGTATTATGAGGTAAGTGCCCTTTTTTAAAGAAAGTGTGTTTTACCTTCTCATAAGTTTCTTCTGACATTTTTATACCTTTGTTTTCAGGAATCTTCCCTTTTTGATATCTACTAATTAGCGATTTTTCTTTCAGTAGTTCGCTATACCCTAAGCGGTGTGCTTCTTTTCTTATTGTAACACAACTTCTATTTAATTCCTTAGCTATCCACTTTAAAGAATGATTGCGAATATGCTCGTGAATAAAAGTAAGTTCTTCTTCTTTGAGAGGTCTTTTTATTCCTTCGCTTTTGAAAAAAGCACATAATTCAGCTGATATTCTAAGGTTGTTTTTGCGCATAAATCTCTGAACTGCACAAGGTGATACACCTAATGCTTTTGCAATTTTTTTACCTGATAGTTTTAGGTAATGCTCACGAATGAACGCAGCCTTTTCTGGGGTGATTACAGATTTCATTCTTATTGTATTTTTTCTAATTGTGTTACTTATCTAATCTCCTCTCAAATCGGTTATTAATTATTTTTGTAAGGTTTTAGTTTATAGTAATTTTCAAAGTCTATTAGCCATTGAGGTTTTTTTGTCTTTTTGTTTAAAAAGTTTAGCAGTTCTGAATGATACTTCTGAAATATGGTTATTAATTCTGCTTTAGGTGTTTCTCCTGCTAATATATTCAGGCGTTTTTGCGCTATATGAATATCTTGATTAAGTTTGAAATTATGAGTACTTTCCTCTGTATAACCTCCTATCTCCAACACCCACGCTAATAACTGGCAACAGCGTGCATCTGAAAGTACTTTTATTCCCGCCTGCTCTGCGGTCTCTATGATTGATTTATATAGTGTTTTCATATAAAATCTTTTTTCAAACATTTATTTAATGGTATATCCCATATTCTTTCCATCCTTCTTGTTGGCAATTTACAGGCGTATAAAGGTCTGTATATACGAGGTAACGATAGAAGGTTGTCTTTGATATTTTTAGTTTTTTGGCAATGATTTTTTTCTGCGTACCCTTTTCTAATTCTTTGACGATCCATTCGTGTTTCTCGGTACATTTTGAGTTGAGCCTACAGCGGAAACCTCTTTGCCTACCAAGTACCATCCCCTCTGCTTTTTTGCGTGCCAACGCCTCTTTAGTACGCTGGCTGATAAGGTTACGCTCAATCTCGGCTGATAGACCAAAAGCAAAAGCAAGCACTTTGCTCTGTATATCATCTCCTAAGCGGTAATTGTCTT